CATCAACTCATCAGCTAGGGCGCTCTTTAGCGAAAGTGTGTTGTTGCCCGCTGCATCCACTGCCGAAAATTTGTTAAACACGTTTTCAAGCTTTTCTTGAATCTTTGTGCCAGTATGCTCTTGCCAATTATCAAAATCAAACTCTTTTTTCAAAATATTTCCAGATTCATCAATAAACTCATTTGCCATCAATGCATTTTTATACTTTTCATATTTTTTTAATTTATTTTTCATTTCCTCGGGCTTATATGTTTTTAATTGTTTTTTTTCTTTGGCAGTTAGCCCTTCCCCCGACGCCTGTTTTTCTAGCGCTACATTATATTGTTCTAGCTCCTCTGAGTAGTTGTCAATAAAAGAAGTAATTTGTTTTGCGCGCTTGTTGGCAAGGAAGGCGGTTTTTCCATGCTCTAGCATCATATCCTTAACTTCTGCAAATAATTCATTTATTTCTTCCACAGCAGCCTGTTTTCCTGCTTTATTGATTTGATTCTCTGCGTTTTCTTTGACCCACTCATCTATAACAAAGTTTAACACCTCGGCTGTGCCTTTTCCTTCTGAGGAAGCTGCCTGAACCGCGCCCTTCATCTTGAGAGAGATTTTTTTATTTCCAAACATTACATCTGTTTTCGGCTCAATCTTCTTTGGTTTATAGGGTTTTTCGCCAGCAGCAGATGCCTTATCTGCTTTATCTAGTTCCCACTGCGGGGCAGACTTTCCAACGCCGCCCATCGTTGCCCCCTTAAAATCATCAGTCTCAAAACCAAACTTAATGGCTTCAGCAATGGCGTCATCTGCCTGTTTTCCAATCTTCGTTACTTCTCCCGTTTTTGGATTTTGATACCACGCTCCAGCGGCACATTCGTTTTCAACCCCCGACCCACCGTGGGCTCTGGCTCTCTCTATCACAACCAACTCAAAACGCATCGATTCTGCTCTTGGGGGTTGCTTTGCACAATTTACCGCTGGGGCTTCATCCAACACCTCTTCAACCATTTCACGCAAAAGTTTGGAAAAATTGCCCTCGTCATTTTTTGCCGGATCGCCAATTTCAACACTTTCCACCAATTTGGCAATCTCGGCATCATTTTTAAATTTTAGCATAGCTCGCCCTCTTTTATTTCAGCTAGAATCTTGTCTAGCTCCAAACCAGCCGCATCCCACTTTCTTGCCGTCAAATTATAATGATTTACCACGCCCTTGAATTTAGCCTTAACTGCGTCCGGTCGCACCCTGGTATCAAGCTCATCGCCCTCCATTAAACATTCTAAGGGAATGCCGTAATGATTGTGAAGAGCCTTTAGAAGAGCCTTGTAGGCTTGTATTTGAACAGGGTAATAGCCCAAGAAAGAGCCCTTTCGCACACGACCGTGCATCATAACGTCTGTAAGCATCGGGCGCATACCAAAGCCTTTTCTCCTATACCACTTCTGGTATCGTGTATAGACAGCGTTGCTAAAATCAATACCAACAGAAGCATTGTTAACGCTACGGATGCCAGCATGCCAGCCGATGTTATTACAATCAACCAACTGCACAATCGTGCCGTCATTATCAATTACAAAGTGTGTTGAGATTCCTCGCTTCTCCAAGACCCTATGACAAGAGTCAGCACTGAGACAAGCATCCCAGTGCGTGACAACCATAGTTGGTTTGCGAATCTTTCTATAGAAGGGTGGTTTCTTATAACAGTTGTCGGGCAGGAAGTTGTACCGAACCTTATCCCACTCAATGGCAACCTCTTCGCCATTGCAGATTATACCAGCACCTGAGAAGGTCTTTTCAGACTCCTCTTCTCGTGCGGTAAAAATCCTTCGGAATGTATTCGGTCCAACCATCCCGTCCTCCTCCAAGTCCTGTGAGGCTTGGAACTCCTTAATCTTATTGATTAAGTCATCGTTATATCCTTCTGCTCCGAACCACTCAGGTGTCCACCCATATTTCCTGGCGGTTCTTCTGTTGTATGCTATTTTTAGTAAGTTTTTCAACTTGCTTTTTTCTTTCTCCCTCGTGTGTCGCGATGCACTTCCAATTCATAAGGAAAAGCTTTCGCCCACTTCTTAAATAGATAAGGCGTCCCAAAAGACCTAACAAAGAAAAAGGTCTGAGTGCCCTCGCTTGGAATCCAACCAATTCCAGCTTCCTTCCAGCCCTTACAGGCTTTCTTCACTGAACTGCGAGTTTTCCGGGTGATGTTATTAATTTGCAATTTGTATGTAAGACCCTCTTCCTCAGAGGGGACGCGCCACGCGGCAGCAATAGGATTCATTCTGTTTCCTCCTTTGAATTAGCTATTCTTTAATAATAACTCTCTTCAGAGAAAAAGTCAAGATTTATTTTTAATAATCATCTCATAAAGGTGATTTGCCATCACGTCAAGCTCCTCGTCTGTGAGGGTTGGTGTTCTTACATCAACAAAATTCTCAACAAACTTCTCACGATAAGCCTGTTCCAGCTTTACCTCTTGAATGAGTTTTTTTAATTTAGAAACCTTTAGCCTTCCCATAACAACATCTCCCTTTATGTTATAACATAAATAGTCTCAAGATTTTAGAACATAAAAAAAGCACTCCACTTTTGTAGAGTGCTTTTGAGTTTTGAGTTTCACGAAACAAAAATCACTAACTGCTTTTAGCGCCGGGTTCTCCGAACACGACGACGAACACGAGTTGGCTTAGCCTCTTGTCGGGCGCGTTTCATCACGCGCTCAATCAAGCGGCGAGCCGTCTTACGATTACGAAGAGCTTCATACATCCGACTCATCGCGGCATCTTGAGATTCTTCATACTTAGCACCAGGGGCTTCTTCGGGGGTTCCGTTACCGTTACCATTTCCGTTGCCATTTCCGTTGCCATTGGCAGGTGCTTCCGATTCAACTTCCATGTCGGTAGTATCTTCAATCGCATCAAGAATTGCATCCACAACTTCTTCCACTTCAGGTGTAACTTCAACAGTCTCATCATCATTCTCACTCAACTGCTCAGGCATCTTGCCATCAAGTGCCGGGTCTTTCGCGCCAAACTCTTCTTTAGAAGGATTCGGTGCGCTACCAGTTGCCATTTCTTCTTTTTGAAGCATAGCTTCGCGAATGGCTCGTCGCACTGTCTCGCGGAGAGAATACTCAGCCATCGGGGGCTCTTCTTCGGGTGCCGCATCCATCGGAGGTTCTTCGGCAGCAGGTTCTTCCACGGGAGCCTCTGCTCCAGCGTCACCGCCCTGCACATCAACCGATACTTCCGGCACGACCTCTTCAATTGCATCTGCAATGGCAGCAACAATATCCTCAACCTTGTCTTCTACGGGTGCAGCTTCTGCGGGGGGCTCTTCCATCGGAGCCTCTTCTGCGCCAGCTTCCATATCATCCTCGGGCGGCATCAACTCTTCTTCGTCTTGCTCTCGCAGCAAAGCAGAGCGATACTGAGAAAGCCCCGGCTGCTCCCACTTGCTTTCTTGGCTTGCGCCTTTATAACCCATAGTGCGCCGGAAATCACCGGACAAGTCACCAAGGTTTGCTAATTTCATAAATTTCTTTACTGTAGCCTCATTAAGAAGATGGGGCTTCTGGTTCTTACGTCTTGACATTTGATTTTCTCCTCGTTATTCTGTGAAACTCAAGTAAAAAAAGAGACTCTTCTCTAATCAATAATAAATAGTCATATATTTCTAAAAAAGCAGTTTATGGCTCTGGTTTCACTCAATAAATACATCGGCTAGTTCTTCACTTCTTTTTATTGCTTTTTGTATCCGAATCAAGGCTGAATCTTGGTTCTGTTTGACTCTCACAAAACTAACACCCAATCTTAGGGCAGTTTCGTGCAGCGTCAAGGCTCCATTTTTGTTCGCACACACAATAGAACAGTTTAAATCATCAGGATATTCTATCCAATGTCTACAGTCTTTCTGAATACAATTTATTTCTTTTTCTTCACATACATCAAAACACCTCTTGCTCATAGGTCTGGAAACTCCTTTTCTACTAAATCATAGATGTCGCTAATCTCATTATCGTCAAGGGCAAACTTTCTAATTGTCTCTGCCCTCTCTTTGTTTGAATCGGCTATCTTCTTTTGCTTATACTTGCTTTGTATGCCCTTCTCTTGTTTATAAGACTCAATGTATTCCACTAGAAGCTCATCCCTTTTAACATACCCTTCGGCTATAGCTCGGAAGAACCCTGTTTGAGTCATATCATCATAGCGCAATCGTATCTTAAGCTCTGCGTGTTCCTTCTCGGGAAGGTCGATAACAACTCTTTTTTTGTTGTCTTTCATCGCCTAGATACCGTTCGGATCGCCAGAAAAATAAATCCGTGGAGTGCTAGAAGAAGAAAGGCGAGTCACCTTATTAGTAATCCACGTTTGCATCTCAGCGCTCGTCTTGAATTCATGAACTTTGTTCTGGTGTCGGAGCTTCCAAGTTTCAAGTTGGTTCAAAACGTCAACCTTGTTGAACACAAGATTGTTAACACCATTAATATTAATTGCTTTCTCCAGGCTATCCCAATTAAGCCAATTACACTGGCGTGGTCGCCCTGTTGTGGCACCATATTCCTTACCGACATTTCTGATAATACTGAACACCTCTTCGTCTGGTTCAAAGTTCTTAGCCCCAACATACGTTTCATAGATTTTAGCAATGCCCCACACATTACGAACAGCCTGTGGTGGAGCCCCGCTCAAGAGAGCCCCGGCAGTAGTGCAGTGGCTAGAAGTAACATAAGGGTATTCCCCCCAATCAATATCCAAGCCAAAGCCCTGGGCTCCCTCGAAAAGAACAACTGGTTCAAAACAATTGTGCAATTTCAAATCCAGTGTCAACGTTTCTTCTCCAAGCTTAGGTATCCCGTGAAGCTCTTCGTACATATCAACCAAAAACGGCTCCAGTTCTTTTACCTGCCCTGCTCTGACTCCTTTGCGACCATATTTATCTCGGTAAGCAGGACCGTTCCCCCGCTTGGTGGTGCCAATCGCCACATCCTTGCCATCCTCTTCAACGTGTGCATCAGTTATAACATGAGCATTTTTTGCAATTTTCACTAACTCTTTTACTTGAGAACCAATCTTGTCTGAAAGCTCACCGACCTCTTTAAAAAATTGCTCGACACTAACAACGCACCCTGGACCAATGATAGACTTGATACCAAAAAATACTCCCGCAGGAATATGATGCGTAACAAATTTTTCGTTGTTATGGAAAATTGTATGCCCAGCATTACACCCGCCGTTGTAACGAACTACGTGTGTGTAGTCTCCTTCTTTACAAAGATGGTGAGTAACCTTGCCCTTCCCGCAGTCCCCGTGTTGTAGCCCAACAATAATATCTGCAATCATCACGACTCCTTATGATAAAATATGTGTATTACTTTCTCTATTACTCGCAATAGACTGCTTGATGAACTTCGCAGTAAAACGAAACTTCTCTAAATTCCTCGCCCCAGAGTAGGACAAACCAGAACAAATACCGCCCTTGATGTTACCAAGAACATCGGCAGCAATGCCCTTGTAGGGAACTGTAGTTGATACACCCTCTGGTGTCGTGGCAGTGCCCCGCCATCGTTCTTGTGCTGCGCGGGATGCCATGCCCCGATAAACTTTATATCTTTTGCCCTCGGCGTTTTTAAAAATATCACCCGGTGTTTCATTAACCCCCGCCAGCATAGAACCAATCATAACAAAATCTGCACCTGCGGCGAAAGCCTTCACCATATCGCCAGTTGTTTTGATGCCCCCGTCAGCAATAATTTTTGCATCATATTCTGTGCCGGAGCAATCTAGGATGCTCTGAAACGTCGGCACACCGTGACCAGTTACCAGTCTAGTTGAACAAATGGAACCACCGCCGATGCCAACACGAATTGAATCAGCGCCCCACCGTGCTAAATCATCAAATGCTTCTCGGGTTGCGACATTACCAGCCATAATATGAACTGGCGCAGAGCCAATCTCCTTGCGAACCCCCTTGATAGCCATCTCCATCAGAGAATGGTGCCCGTGAGCCACATCAATACATATAATTTTTGCACCCGCCTTGATTGCTTGACGGGCTCGGGTCTGAAAGGCACCAGTAACCCCAACGGCAGCGCCCACTTGACGGGCACCGCCCTTGAGCGCCTCCTCTATCATCTTAACTTGTTCTTGAATTGAATTATATCTATGAACAATACCAAGCCCACCCGCCTTGCTCATCGCCAACGCCATATCCGCCTCGGTGACGGTATCCATTGGACTTGAAATAACTGGCAGGGAAAATGACAAGGACCAATCTAAATATGATTCTAAGCTCACCTCTGTTCTGCTATCAATATCACTATACTGTGGCTCCAAAAGCACATCATCAAAGCAAATTGTCTTCCTAGTCAAGTTGACCTCCATTGTCGGTAGAACCAAGGGCACCCTCGCCCCTGTTTGAAATCGTAATCGGTTCGTGATAAAGCTCTTCTTCGTCAACTTCACGCGGTCTAGCTGCAACCACGGGCACCAGTGCCAGTTGAGCAATCTTCGTTCCAGGCTCAATGCGCTGAACCTCGTCGCCAATATTATGAAGGTCAATGAATACTTCCCCAGCATAGCCCGAATCAATACAGTGAGCCCCGACCACCAAGCCACGCTTTGCTGCCATACTAGAACGGTTCATGGCTTGCAACATATAACCGTGAGGCACAGCAAACTTTAAGCCGGTTGGCATAATCTGATTGTAGTTGGGGGAAATCAAATAGGACTCGTTGCCCTCGGGGCAAAAGAAAACATCCAGCCCTGCATCGCTTGGGTTTGCTCGCTCTGGGTGTTTAACATTTTCACGGACTCTACAGTATTCAATTATCATAACGCCTCTTTGTGTTATTGAATGGTGATAATATCATTATACCAAAAACTATAAAGATTTCAAGAGAAATCTCCAAAATGTTCATAAAATATTTTACGAAACTTTCTTTCTAAAACTACTGATTCTTTAATCTCTTCCGAACCAAGCTCCCTTACAATCTCATCTGGAATGTCGTTTTCTAACAACTGAAAAAGACGCATGGTGCTTGACCTAATTTCTTCAATCCATTGGTTTGCAGTTTGAGACTCTATCCCGAAAGGAGACGGGGTGTTTTTTTCGGATAAATAATTCTCAACAAGTTGTCGCAACGTTCGCCCAATGTCTTCCAAAGGCTTCGTAGCCGCACCAAATGCCACCTTCACTGCCTTGGCTACTTCCTCGCCCGATTCAGCGCCGCCGGGTTGGCGACCAAGCATCATATCATGATACGATGTCTCGGC